GGGAGAGGGGTGAAGGAAATGGCGAAGCAATCGCTGGCGAGCGCGTATGTGCAGATCATACCGTCGGCGGACGGCATCAGCGGCAAGCTGGCCGAGGTCATGGGCGGCGAGGCGGCGTCTGCCGGTAAGATCAGCGGCAAGAGCCTGGGCTCGGCGTTAGTCAGAACGCTGACGAAGGTCGTGGCGGCGGCGGGCATCGGCAAGATGCTGCAGAGCGCCTTTACCGGCGGCACTGCGTTTGAGAGTGCCATGGCCAAGGTCGGCACGATCGCCGACACCGCGAAGGTGCCGCTGGAGAGCCTGAGCAGTCAGGTGCTGCAGGTGTCCGGTGACATGCACATCGGCGCGAATGAGATCGCCGAGGCGGCCTATCAGGCCATCAGCGCCGGGCAGGACACCGGTAACGCCGTGGCCTTTGCCGGGCAGGCGTCTATGCTGGCAACGGCTGGCTTTACATCCACCACATCGGCGGTGGACATCCTGACGACGGCACTGAATGCTTACGGCAAAGGCGCGGACGAGGCGGGACATGTTTCGGATGTGCTGCTGACGACGCAAAATCTGGGCAAGACCAGCGTTGACGAGCTGGCGGGCAGCATGGGCCGGGTCATACCGCTGGCAGCTGCCTACAACGTGAGCATGGAGAACCTGTCCAGCGGGTTGGCCATCATGACGGCAAACGGTATTGCCACGGCGGAGGCCTCGACCTATACAAAGTCGATGCTGAACGAGCTGGGCGACACCGGCTCGACGGTGGGCAAAATCTTGCAGCAGCAGACCGGCAAGAGCTTTGCCGAGCTGAACGCCGACGGCAAGAGCCTGGGCGATGTGCTGCAGGTGCTGTACGACAGCGTGGGCGGCAACGCCACGAAGTTTGCGGGACTGTGGAGCAGCGTGGAGGCCGGTACGGGTGCATTGTCGCTGGCAAGCTCCGGCGCGGACAAGTTCAACGGTGTGCTGCAGCAGATGCAGGCCGACAGCGGCGCGACACAGACGGCCTATGACACGATGACCGACACGATGGCCTACAAGCTGGACGGCGTGAAAACCAACGCCCAGAACCTGGGCACGGCCCTGTTTGATGCCGTGAGCGGGCGGCTGGGCGAGGGCGTGGCGCTGGCGGGCGGCTATCTGCAGACATTGTCCGAGAGCGTGCAGCAAAACGGCATTGCGGGACTGGCGCAGGGGCTGGCGGCGGTATTTACCGACCTGACCACCAACGTCGGGCCGCAGCTTTTGCAGACCGGTATTGATCTGCTGGGCAAGCTGGGCGAGGGTCTTGTGACCGGCATCCCCCAGCTGCTGGCACAGGCCCTGCCGGTTGTGGCGGACCTTGCCGGAGGACTGCGCGAGAACGCCGGGCAGCTGGTGGATGCGGGCATCCAGTTCATTTTGAACCTGGCCACCGGCCTGATGAACGGGCTGCCGACGATGATCACGTATCTGCCGGGCATTGTGTCGGACATTGCGGGCATCATCAACGACAACGCGCCGAAGCTGCTGGTGGCGGGCGTGCAGCTGATCGTAACGCTGGGACAGGGGCTTATCCAGGCGATCCCGACACTGGTGGCGAATCTGCCGCAGATCATACAGGCAGTTGCGGATGTGTGGACCGCCTTCAACTGGCTGGATCTGGGCGGCAAGGTCATTAAGCTGATGGGCAGCGGCATCAAGAATATGGCGGGCTTTGTCAGCAGCAGCGTGAAGGGAATGATGGAGCAGCCCATCGCCTATCTGAAGAGCCTGCCGGAAAAGTTCTGCCAATGGGGCAAGGATATGATCCAGGGCATGATCCGCGGCATCACGAGCATGATCGACGGTGTGGTTGGCTCTGTAAAGAATGTGGCGTCTGCGATTGCCTCGGTCATTCACTTCTCCCGCCCGGACATCGGGCCGCTGCGCAGCTATGAGCAGTGGATGCCTGATTTTATGAGCGGGCTTGCCAAGGGCATCCGGGACAACCTGTGGATGGTCGAGGATGCCGCCGATGCGCTGGCGCTGACAACGGCCCAGCCTATGCAGCTGCAGGTGGCGGGCGTGCTGCGCGGCAACCAGCAGACGGCGGCAGCCAACTGGCAGCCGCAGCCCGGCGTTGCCTACCAGCAGACGAATAATTTCTACACCCACGACAGTCTGTCGGAATCCGAGCTTACCCGTGAGGCGGAGGACATGATGAACCGGCTGCGGTGGGGAATCCCATAAAGGAGGCGGTGCAGCATGGCGCGGACCGTGCCGGTATATACCTATCAGGCCGCGGATGGCCGAAGCCTGCGGTTTGCCGCGGACAGCGATTTCTGGATCACCGATATGAGCGGCGACGACGGGCTGGACATCGAGACGAAAACGAGCCAGTCCTACGGGCAGACCGGCAAGACGATCACCAACCAGTCCGTCGGTGAGCGCAGCATCACCGTGACGGGGGCTATCCTGCGGGACCTGGACGTCAACGAGGCGCTGCTGAAAAAGCTGGTGCGGCCCCTGACGGCGGGACGCTGGTGCAAGACGGTGGGAAGCACGGTTTGGTACCTGGACGTTGTGCCCGCACAGACGCCTATTGTGAGCGGCGGGGCCAACCTGCTGAACTTTCAGTTCAAATTAAAAGCGGCATTCCCCTACTGGCGCACCGAGGATACGGCCCGAATGCTGCTGGGCGGTATGGAACCTGCCTGGTTCCCGACGCCTGTCTCGACAGCGGGGAACTTCGCGATCAGCCGGTACAAGCACAATATGTACACGAATTTTGTCAACGACGGCAACGCCGAGACGGCCTTTACGCTGTATTTGCAGGCGGCGGCCAAGGTGAAGAACCCTATGCTGTGGAATAACGGCACGCGGACCTTTATCCGGCTGAATACCACGATGCAGGCGCATGAGCGCGCGGTCATCTGCACAGCGGACGGGAACCGCGGCTGCCGGTACTACACGGCAGACGGCGCGGAGGACAACGGATTCCGGCTGCTGGACATTGACAGCGACCTGTGGATGATGCTGACACCCGGCGACAATGTGCTGCGGATGACGGCGGACGAGGGTAACGAGAACCTGACGGCCATCGCCACAGCGCCGAAGGGAGTGGCAAGCGGTGTATAACCTTTTGCGCCTGTATGTATACCATGACGGTGTGCGTGTGGGCATGGCAGAGAGCGCGGACAGCCTGCAATGGATGCCGGCGTTTGACGATCTGGGCGAGTTCAAGCTGGTCTGCGCGGCGACAGAGACGAACCGCGCGCTGCTGGTGCTGGACGCGGTGCTGTACAACCCGGATACCCCCGGTCTGGCCGCGGTGGTGCTGGCGGCGGAGGCCGACGGAGACAACCACCGAATGACGGTGCGCGGGAAGTTCAGCCTGTGCCTGTTCAAGAGGCGGACCGCCCGCGGGAGCCGCACCATCACGGACGGCGCGGCGGGCCTGCTGGAGGTCTGCCGTACCAACCTGCGCGGGCTGGGCGTGGCAGTGCCTGATGCTGTCGGGTTTGTGGCCTCCTGCGAGGAGACGGTGGCCTGGGCGGACTGCGCCAGCGCTGCCGTGCAGCTGATGCAGGCGGGTGGCTTTGGGGGCCGGGTGCGCTTTGACCCTGCTACCGCCGCCCAGACGCTGGAGCTGTTGCAGGGCAAAGACAGAAGCGTGCCGGGTACGGCGCTGTACAACGGTTATTTCTCCACCCGGATGCAGAATCTATCCGGCGCGGTGTACACGCAGGACGCGAGCGATTACGCCAACGTGGTGCTGTGCGGCGGCGAGGAGCCCGGCGAGAACGACAGCTTTACCCGGTATTTCTGCGAGCTGGGCGACATGACGGCCAGCGGCAATGCCCGGCGGGAGCTATGGGTAGACGGGAGCAGCGTGCGGCATAAATACACCGTGCAGAACGCCGACGGCACGACAAGCGACGCCGAATACAGCGAGGCGGAATATCAGGCTGCCGTGCAGAACTACGCCCGTGCGGCGCTGAAGAACCACATGAGCACGCGGCAGCTGAAATGCACCGCGGCCAACACCAACCTGATCTACGGCACGGACTACGAGCTGGGCGATCTGGTGCCGGTGCGGGTGGAGGAGCTGGGGCTGAACGCTGTGGCACGGGTGGCGAGCATCCGCCTGATCTATGAGAGCACCGGCGGCAGCCTGCGGCCGGTGCTGGACCATTTCACATTTAAGGAGTGAGTCAAATGACAGAGCTTATCTGCTGGCCGCTGGACAATAAAGAGTATACCGCCGAGGCGCTGGGTGCGGCTTATGCTGCGCGCAGCCGCGGTATACTGCACGCGGCGGATTTTACCGCTACGGCCAACGGCGACAACACACTGACCATCGGCCCCGGTGTGGGGTGCATCCACCCCGGTACATACTGGGCGGCGTTCCCTTACCTGCTGGCCAATACCCAGCTGACCTTTACGGATGCGGACGGAACAAACCCGCGTTGGGATGCCGTTGCCCTGACCTACGACAAGAACACCAACACGGCAGGGCTGGAGGTGCGCACGGGCACGGCCTCGGCCTCCCCTGCCCTGCCGGAGCTGCGCCGGGATGACGACTACGACGAGATCTTCCTGTACCGCATCACCCGCCCGCGCGGCGCGACGAAGATCAGCGCGGACAACATTGTGGACCTGCGGCTGGACAGCACCTGCTGCGGCCTGATGCGCGATACGATGGACAGCGTGGACACCGGCGTGATGAATGCCGCGTTCACGGCGTTTTTGCAGCAGATCGAGACCGAGCTTGACCAGCTGCACGCGGGCACTGCCGTGATGACCAAGGCCGAGTACGACCCGGCGGGCCTGAGCCTTGATGCGGCGGTGCAGCTGTACAGCTGCACGAAGTCCGGCAAGGTCTATGCCCTGAAGGGCTCCGGCGCGGTGGGGCGGTTTAAAGTCCCTGCCGCGTGGAGCGCGGGCGATACCTGGACGGTCAACGGCAAGGCCGTACCGGCCTACTGCGGCGCGGATGCGGCGGACGGTGACAGCGTTGTTGCCGGGCGATGGGTGCTGTTTACCTATGACGGGAGCCGACTGGATTTTAACGGCGGCGGTGGATTAAGCGCGTCCAAGCTGGCACAGGCCACCGCCGCAGATACCGATGTGCTGACCGGAAAGAAATACTACGCAGGCGGTAAAACCATCAAGGAAGGGAAAATGCCGAACCGGGACAGCTGGGGCACAACGATTGCGCCGGGCGGTGCGGTGACGGTTCCGGAGGGATACCACAACGGCGAAGGCCGCGTAAAGGCGGCAACATGGACAAAAGACAAATATTTATATCTGGTCATACAGTATCAGGGCGGCTATGGAAACCCTATTCCGGAGTACGCGGCAACAGTGGTTGCACAAGGCATACCGGAGCCCGGTTTTCTGGCGCATTATAGCGGCCCTGGAAATAGCGGTGCAGTTACAAATGTATGCAATGCCAATATGCTGAATATTGGAGCCTATGCCGGAAACGGCACGGCACAGATAACACCACTAACCTACCTATATGACATTTTCCACAAAACGAATCATGATCCAGGTGTTGTTTATACATTAGGCGCCGGAGTTTATTGTTACCGTATGAGATGAGGGCTAAAGCATGGCAGAGAACCAATCGTAATCGACGCCGAGAAACTGTTGTACTGTTAAGGAGGTAGAGCATGGTACATACTTTGAGACTTGACAACTACTCCCCCACCCCGCGAAAGCTGGTGCTGGGGACTAATTCCAGCTATGGCACGGAGAGTATCAAAATTGAGCGCGGGGCCGGGTGGGACGGGCTGAATCTCACCGCAACGTGGCACATCCCCGGGCGGGAAGAGCCGCTGCGCGTGGCCCTGCTGGATGGGGATGCCATGGACGTGCCGCCCGAGGTGACGAAGGAGGCCAAGGATGGCGTGCTTGTGCTGGTCGGGCTGGCCTCCGGCGTGCAGCGGGCGAGTTGTAACGTGGAGTATCTGATCATTGAACAAGCGGGCGTATACGGCGGCGCGGATGCAGAGCCGACGCCCGAGCTGGCGGCTCAGGTGCTGCAGGCGGTGCAGGATGCCCGGGACGCGGCAAAGGACGCCGATCAGCGCGCCACGAACGCGGAGAACGTCGCCAACAGCGTGAGGGAGGACGCCGACAACGGGAAGTTTATCGGCCCAGTCGGCCCGCAGGGGCCTGTTGGGCCGCAAGGCGCGCAGGGTATCCAGGGCGAGAAGGGCGACACCGGAGAGCGCGGCCCCCAAGGTGAGCAGGGCGTTCAGGGTGTACAAGGCGAGAAGGGCGATACCGGCGCGCAGGGGCCTGTTGGCGAAACTGGCCCGGTTGGCCCCAAGGGTGATACTGGCCCGCAGGGTGAGCGCGGTGAGCAGGGGCCGCAGGGAGAGATTGGCCCGGAGGGGCCTGCCGGAAAGGACGGCGTACAGATTGATGATGCGGCGGTGAGCGAGGATGCGCCATGGAGCAGCAAGCACATCGTGGACATGCTCTGTCCACCGCTGGAAGAAAGCGGCAACCCTGTGGTGTGTTACCCCGTGGCGGGTTATCCGCTTGGCGTGAAAGCGAAGTGGGAGCCCATGCAGGAGGGCACGGGAACGCCGTCACCGGAAAACATCCGGCCTATCAAGGGACGTGACAGCGTGAGGGTGGAGCGGTGTGGGGAGAATCTGCTGAATCCAAAAGAGAACGCCTATAACACTTATACACCGTATGGCTTAACGATAACTTATATTGGGGACAACAAGGTTCATTTAAGTGGAACTTACAACCGTGAAGTTGGAGGTGGCAGCTTCGGCATCCTTGACACCAAGCAAAAACTTCTTGCAGGAAGAAATCTGAAAATCACCGGATTTACAATAGAGGGAACGAAGCAAACTTACACGCTCTACGGACTACGGGCAAAAGATGAAACTGTTATTGCTATGAATGCACAGTTTGCAAAAGGCGATGTTATTGATATGACTGTTGCGATTGTCGTATCGAAGGACACTCCCACCACCTACAAACCATACATTGGGCAGACCACCCCCCTGACCCTGCCTGAAACCGTGTATGGCGGTGAGGTGGACGCGGTGAGCGGTGAGGGGCAGGAGACGTGGAAATCTGTATCGCTGGATGGTACGGAAAACTGGAACACGTGGGGCGTTAATAAAAACAACGCAACTGTCACAGGCTTTTATACCTATGATATCAATGATTATTCCAATGATATGGGTGATAGAGATAAAATTCTGTGCAGCACCGTACTGCGTACAACAGGAGATATATGGGGTGGAAAGAACGTGGGAATTGGCTTTGCTGATTCTGGGTGTTCTAAATATCTAATTTACTGCATGAAGACAGATACGTTGTCAGACACGACGAACGACAAAGAAGCAATAACATCGTTTAAGACTTTCCTTGCTGACTTGTACACTGCGGGGACGCCTGTTCAAGTAGCTTATGTTTTGAACGAGCCTGTGCCCTTCACTGCGACAGGCGCACAGCCGTTGATCGCGCTTGCAGGAGCAAACACCGTGCTGACCGATGCCGACAGCGCGACTGTGACGGGACGCGCAGACCCGATTAAGCGGATTACCGATTTGGAAGCAGCGGTTGCTTCTATCAACTGAAAGGAGTAATAAAATGGCGATTAAAAGCAAAGCGCGGCACGATTTGACGTTGCGCAGCATCAAGCGAGAGATTGCAGCAGGACGTGATGTTGCGTTTTGGCTTGACAAAGCATACACGCACTACGACAACGGCCTGCTGGATGAGGCGGATATTGCCGAGGTGGAGGCGCTGGCGCAGGCGTATTATGATGCGGTGGATGCGAGAGAGAGCGCAGACGAGGTTGCGGAGACGCCGGATGTGCCGGAGGTTGACGGCGCTGAAAATACCACCGACGAATGATAGGAAGTGATACCATGATTTTTAGCGGAAGAAATCTCGTGAAGTACCCGTACAGCTGCTACGGTTACACGCGCGGCGGCGGCAAGACCTGGCACGGCGGCATTGATGTTTGCGGTATGGATGACGACAAAATCCGCATGCCCGGCTACAACGGCAAGAGCATTGCAGGAACTGTTGTTACAGCCCGCATCGTGACGAACAAGAGCAACAAGACATGGGAATGGGGCTATTATGTCTGCGTGAAGCTGGACGCAAACCAGACCCCGGATGCAGTGAACTATCTGTATTTTGCACACTGCTCGCAGCTGCTTGTCGACAAAGGGACAAAAGTCAAGACCGGCGATGTGCTGGCGGTTGTCGGCCAGACCGGCAACGCCGCAGGCACATGGACGCACTGCCACTTTGAGGTGCGAGCCACTGCCAAGAGCAAGGGCCTTGACCCGACTGCGTATGCAGGCATACCCAACAAGGCGGGCACATACGGTGGCCAGCCTGTGCAGACAAGCGGCGAGGAAGTGCTGATTGATGTGTCTCACCATCAGGGCACCATCGACTGGGCAAAGGTTCCCTACCGCGCCCTGGTGCGCATCGGCTACCGTGGTTATGGCAGCGGCGCACTGATGAAGGACGAGCAGTTCAACGCCAACCTGGCCGGAGCCAAGGCCAACAACAAGCTGCTGGGGTTCTACTTCTTTAGCCAGGCCATCACCGAGGACGAGGCCCGCGCCGAAGCGGATTTCTGCGCCAGCCTGGCCCCGACAGGCTATCCCTTGTTCTTCGACAGCGAATGGGGACACACAACCAAGACCGGCGTCCACGATGGCCGTGCGGACAACCTGACCAAGGCGCAGCGCACGGCCTGCGCCCGAGCGTTCTGTGTACGTGCGGCGGCGCTGGGCTACCAGCCGGGCGTCTACACGTTTACGTCGTTTGCCACGGCAAACATCGACTACGAGGGCCTGTGCAAGGACTACATTGGCTGGCTGGCCGACACGCGCACAAACTACGACAAAACGCTGCCGCGCCACATCCACCAATACAGCCAGACCGCAAAGGGCGGCATGGCAGGTATCACTGGCGCGGTTGATTTGAACCATCTGGTCAAGGCCCTGCCCGCAGCGGACAAGCCTGCAAACAAGCTGCAGGTCATCACGGTAGGGCCGGTATCGCAGGGGGACGCAGACGCCGTCTTTGCCGTGTGCCAGAGCCGCGGCCTGACCGATGCCGGGCTGTACAAATCTGAATGGGCGGAGGTGTGATGCCGATGCAGCATGTATTTTCGTTTACACTTGCGGAGGCCTGGGCGTTTTTAATTTACGCGGCGGGTGCTGCTGCCGGGCTGTATGCCGGGGGCGTTGCCATCAGCAAAGTAATCACCGCAGTAAAAAAGCCGAAG